ACAAGCAATTATTCTGGTGAGGTTCTGGAGGCCTTACTGACGCAAGCCACTACCGGTAACGAATTGGTGGCAGGCGGGCACATCAGGTTGGAACCAAATGTTCAGACTAAGTTTCATATTCCTCGCTTAAAAGCGGGCAGTATGTTGCAAAAGCGAAAAGAACAACCTACTTCAGCGGATTCAAAAGGCGATTTTAATTACGATGAGAAGACCATTGTAGTTAACGAGTTTATGGCCTATACAGAGTTTAACCCACGCTCTTTTGAAAAAATCTGGAGACCCTACCAGCCGAAAGGGCCATTGGTATTTTCAGAGTTAGCCCCTCATGTGCAAAATGCTCTATTGGCTGAGATGGCCAAGGTGGTAGATTTTGAATTGGGCGAGTACTTTGTAACAGGTGAATTTGGTGCGGGAGACAACCAGTTATTTAATGGTGTCCTAACCATCATAAAAGGGGATACTGAAGTTATCAAGGTGCCTAGTCCTGTAGCTATTACTCAGGACAATGTGATTGACAAGTTAAAAGCCTCGTATGCAAAGCTGCCTAAAGCCGTTAAAAAGCAAAAGAACCTGAAGTGCTTTATGAGCATGGAGGATGCGGAGCTATATGACGATGCTTTAAGTGCTCAGCCAAACAAAGGTAAAAACTGGACGGATAAGAATCCGGAGCGTTTTAAAAGCAAACCAATTGTAGCCCTTGCATCATGGCCAAAAGATGTCATTGTTTGGGCGGTGGCTTCAACAAGCCTGGACACGAACCTTTGGGGTGCAGTAGCCTACTCGGAAGATGACGATGTTATTCAGATTGATAAGGTTACCAATGCCGGTGAGCGTTATTTCTTTAAAATGCTTTTAAAAGCTGAAACACAGGTGGCCTTTGGTGATGAGATTGTGCTTTACGACGCACGTACCTAAACAAATACACTTTTAAACAATAAGCAATCAGACACATGATTAAAGCGTGCTTTCAAAGTACGCTTTAATAAACTCTAAGCAGCATGGATAAAAGGTTAAAGAAAATTACAGATGCCAATTTTAAGGCCAATGCCGACCTGCAGGTGCAATACATCTTTAATGATGGCTATTGCTACTTTAACAAGTCACAGGCCGAAAGTCGCAAGGCAACAGTGAAAGAAAACTACAGCACTGTTAAACGCGATACCAAGGCGGAAGAAGCAAACGCCAATAAGGCAGCCGAGCTTGAACAGCTAAACGAGGAACTGACCGCAGCTAAGCAATTGCTACTGGATGCAACCGGGGAAAGCGAGAAAAACGAACTACAGGCTACAATTGACGAGCTTGAGAAACAGATTGAAGCATTGCAATAGTAGTGCTTAATGATTAACAATTAGTCAGTAATAATGAAAGATTTAGTGAACTCAGGATTTACAGGTGCAGGCAGCAGCAGTTTAGCAATGATGTTAGGTTTAATTGATGTTCCCGGACTATTGAATGCCTTTTTAGTCGGTGTCGTAGGCGCACTTGGTGGTATCCTGGTACACTATATCAAAAAACAATACACTTTATGGAGAAGTTCAAGAAACGATTCCAGGGATTCAGGAAGTGGCTCAGCAAGTTCCTGATTAAGTACAACGAGTACCTGCCTTTATTGGTTGCGATTCCTATCTGGTGGGCGAGCGGTTATGTAACCCGCTGGATAGACCCGCAGGCGGGTGTTGATGATGCCGGCTTATTCCAGGCTTTAATCTTTGGCTTGGTACTCTACTTTGCGGCTCAGGCCTGCGCATGGTTCTCTATGCGGATGGCTTTTCCCACAATAGGCGAGTTTATTGACAAATACATTGCCGGGGTATTTATCACCAAGATTAGTGACCGGCAACGCATGTGGATAGCAGTGGTGCTTTTTGCCCTTCATTTTATTGGTGCAGTCATCATTTTTTCATTAGTCATCTAGCCGTGCGACGGCAGCGAAAAACTAACAAAGAACAGTAATAATTTCAATCAGTTATGAAACAGTTTTTAAAACTCACACTGGCCTTAATGGCCATGGTCATTTGTACCATGTGTACAAATGATACAAAAGCGCAGGATATAACGCAAACCTGCGAAGTAAGAGAAAGCGTTGAAGATATGTACATGAGCTTTTTGCATGTACGCGAACTAACCGGGCACAATGACGGTAAAGAGGTAGAGCTATTTTTAGCATCGGCCGGATTAGGCAAAGGCTATGCCTGGTGTGCTGCCTACCCGACTTACATCTATAAGCAACATGATTTACCGGTTCCCAAATCCCCCGCATGGTCGCCCAGCTGGTTTCCCAATTCCAAGGTCATACCTAAAGAACAGGCGCAGAAAGGCGATATAATGGGTATATACTTTAAAAGTAAAAAGCGGATTGCTCATGTGGGCTTTATACACAAATGGCCTCCGGGAAAACAATACTGCATTACGGTTGAAGGTAATACCAACGGAGCCGGTTCCAGGGAAGGCGATGGTGTATATGTCAAACGACGGTTAAAACGACAAGTGTATAAAGTAGCCAACTGGATTGACAGAGAACCTCCAAATTGCTAGCCGATGAAAAGTATTAAACCCTGGCGCTTAATAGCCGCCTTCCTGCTGGGCATGACAGTGGGAGTTCCTTCCGGTATTTACTTTTATTCCACCTGGATTGAAAAGCCGACCACTGTTGTCAACAATCAAAATGACATCAAACAAAAGGTGAAAGGCAATGGCAATCGTGCAGACCAGGACATGACCGATAACCGAACGGTGGATATTGAAAATAACCGTGGAAAACGTAAAAACAAGTAAAATGAACCCACGTGACGAAACATACCTGAAGGCATATCCAAAGCAGGATTCATTTTACTTCACCAGTGACGGGCTGGCTTTCTTTAATCAATCGGATGCTGAGAAACACGCACAGTCCATTAAGGGGGATCAGAACCTTCGGGAGCTGATCCGCCCAATTAAAAAACAAGATAAAAAGCAATAACGATGCCGATATCAAACGTAACATTTAAAACACTTAATGGCTCATTGGGTGGGGTTAATCCTTCAGCAGATGGTATTGCCGGCCTGATTCTTTCTCATGCGGCCACCAGTGAGCTAAGCTTAAATACACCCAAAGCTATTTTTGGGGTAAAGGATGCTGAGGCCTTAAAGTTAAGCGGATTTGCACTGGAAGAAATTAAAGACTTTTACAGCAAAGCCGGTGATGGTCAGGAAGTGTGGATCATGATTGTAAGTGATGCTTCTTTACTGGCCGATATTTGCAACGAAGGTAATGACATTGCCAAAAAGTTGATTGTAAACAGTGGTGGGCGTGTCCGTTTCTGGGGAGCCAACATTGAAAAACCTGATTCTTATTCGGCAGACCAAACTGAAGGCATTGATAAAGACGTGTACAACGCCATGACCAATGCTCAAACCTTATGCGATAGCCTGGCAGCAAAATACATTCCTACCCGTTGTATTCTTCCCGGACGCGAATGGGATGGTGATGTAGCCAAACTAAGAGACTTAAAGCAAGGTACCAATAACAGAGTTCAAATTAGCCTGCATGGTGTTAATGGTGGCAAAGAGGCTCGCGTTGGTTTTCTTCTGGGGCTTTATTCGTCCATTGCCGTGCAACGTAATATAGGACGTGTGGCCAGTGGCGACCTGGGGATTAATGAGGCCTACCTGACTGATGGCGCATCTACAGCTGAATCTATTGTAGGTAAAGCAGACACTATTCATGACAAGGGTTATGTATTGCCTATTAAACGCTTTGGTAAGGCCGGTTATTTCTACAATGATGATCCTACTGCCACATCCAACGCTGATGATTACTCCAGCTTTGCCCGTGGCCGCGTGATTGATAAAGTGGAGCGCACCGCCTACACGGCTTTTCTGGATTTTGTCAATGACGATTACGCCGTGGACAGCAAAGGCAATATCACCATAGGTGAATTAAAACGCCTCCAGGGAAAGATTGATGATGCTGTTAACACAACTATGGGAGCGGCCAATGAGATTAGCGGGTTCCAGAGCTTTGTTGACCCGGCTCAGGATGTACTGGGCACCGGGCAAACAGTGGTAAAATTGAATACACAGCCACGTGCTTACCACAAAAACATTGTGGTGGAGATTGGCTTTGCCAAAACATTAGAATAACCCATAAACAGACGTTTATATGTTTAGTACTAAAACACAGCAGTTCGCCTGGAAAGAACTGACCCTTCTTTTGGATGGGCGTCCCATGATTGAACTGACCGATATTGAATACAAGCCTAACAAGGTGCTGGAAGAAATCTTTGGAGCCGGTGAAAACCCTCAGTTTATAGGCGAAGGCAATAAAACCTATACAGGTTCACTGGAAGTACTTCAAAGCGGTTACGAGGCTCTGGTAACAGAAGCTAAAAAACGTGGCGGCAATGATGTGACCGACCTGGAACTGGAAGCCATTATCAGTTACGTGCCTTTAAACAAGGATGCGGCTACCGTGGCCATGAAAACCATTGTGGACATGGTAAGCGGTATTAAGTTCGAAAGCGGTGGTAAGAAATTCTCACAAGGGAATACCCACATTAAGGTAGCCCTGCCATTTAAGGCATTAAGAGTAAAACCACAGATTTAAAAAGCTTTTAAAAACGGATTAAATGAGCCAAAAACAACAAACGCAATTTGAAATACCCGAAGCTCTCCAGGCTAAAGTTAACCATTGGAAAGCACAGTTTGGTAAGGTGAAGTACCTCGACATCGATGCTGAAGTAAAAGTGACTCAGGACAAGGATAATAAAGAGCAGGTACAATACATTCCCGGTAAAGTAGTCTTCTTTCGCCAGCCAACACGTCAGGAGATGTCAGCAGCTGAAGCTTTGTCTGTGAATGAATCGGGAGAAGTGGACTCCTATAAAAAGGCTGAAAAGCTGATGGTGGATTGTTACCTGGGAGGCGAACTAACATTGGAAAAAATTACCAATGACATTGAAAATTATATGGCGGCGGCCAATTTCTGTTTGTACAACCTGGTTGCAGCAAAAAACGTGAACTGGGGCAACTGTTAGAGAAGACCCGAAAGCAACAATTGAATGAAGGGTCGGTGGCCTATATCAATACGTTGCTCCAGTATTACAACATTACCCCTAATCCGGATTCGCTTAGCGATGAAGAGTGGACATTAAAGTACGTCATTTTAGAAGATATCCGACAGAAAGAAAAAGAGCGAACAGCTGATGAACTCACAAGGAACAACATATCGCATTAATGTAGATACCAACGGTAATGCCGTTTTGCCCTCTTTGGCGCAGAATGCTGACAAAGCCGATGCCTCTTTGATGAAATTCACCAAAGATGCAAATGGTCGTTTACGCGATGTTAATGGCCGCTTTGTGAAAACAAAACAAAGTTCGGATCAATTAGGGACTTCATTGGCCAAGGTTGGCAATAAAGCCGAAACAGGCCTTGGACGTATGGAGCGAAAGGCTGTTAGTTCAAGTAAGGCCATCAGTAAGCTGAAAGGCATGGTGATGGGGCTTGGCCTGACACTCTCAACGGGTATGATGGCAGCCAGCCTGGTGGGAACCGGTGCAGGCTTTGAAAAAAGCATGAGCAACGTGCAGGCCTTGTCAGGTGCTACCCGTACCGAAATGGTGGGGCTTAAACAGGCTGCCCGTGATGCCGGGGCCACAACAGCCTACAGCGCCAAACAAAGTGCTGATGCCATGGGTTACCTGGCACAGGCAGGCTTTAAGGCTCAGCAGCAGGTAGAAGCTTTACCGGCCACACTTAACCTGGCTGCAGCAGGAGGCCTTGACCTGGCACGAAGCGCCGATATTGCCACCAATATCCTGAGCCAGTATCGTATGAAAGCCTCTGAAACGGGGGTGGTAGTCGACCAATTGGCCTTGACCCAAAGTAGTTTTAACACCAATGTCGAAGAAATGGCTGATGCCATGAACTACTGGGGGCCTAGTGCCAAGGCGATGAAAATTGGTTTAAGTGAATCCAATGCTGTAATTGGTCTTCTGGCCAACAATGGCCTAAAGGGTTCACTGGCCACCCGTGCTTTGGGTACCTCTATTGTGAGGCTGAATAAGCCAACCAAACAGATGCAGGCATCGATAAATCAGCTTAATCTGAATCTGCACGACAGTAAAGGGCAGTTTGTTGGGGTGGCTAATATGGTGGAACAATTAAACCGCCAGACAGCCGGATTAAACGACAAACAAAAGCAGGCGGCTCTGAGTACCATTTTTGGCAATGAAGCCATACAGGAAATGAACATCCTACTGGCTGAAGGTGCCGATAAGATACGTTACTGGACGGGTGAATTGGATAATGCGGATGGTGCAGCCAAACGTATGGCCAATACAAAACTGGATAACTTGTCGGGTGATTTTCAGATATTGAAAAGTACAACGCAGGAAGCTTCTTTACAAATTTATGACCAAATGGGGCCTGCCCTTCGTTCAGTCACCAAAGAAGCAACTTTGTTCGTGCGTAGTATGGATACCAAACAGGTAGGACTGACACTCCGAACGACCATTTTGCAGGTACGAAAAGGCATTGTATGGCTGAAAGAAAACCGTAAGAATATTGTAGCTCTGGGTAAGGGATTAATAATCCTAAAGGCTGCTACTTTGGCCTATTCACAGGCCGGAAAGATTCAGGCCGGAGTAATGATGCTAGGCAAAACGGCAACATTAGCTAAAGCAATGGCAACAGGCCGGGCAACCATAGCAATGCGTGCTTTTAATATGGCTGTTAAGGCAAATCCTTTAGGCTTAATGCTGGGAGTTCTTACAGCTGTAGTTTCAGCTGTGACATTATTTAGGGATAGAACAAAAGAAGCGACTAATGCACAAAGAGGTCTTAATCAGGCTTCATTAGAAGCTCAACTTTTAAAAGAGGAAAGTGTAGGACTGGTAGAAGATACTAAAAGAGATATCAGAAAAGCGGGTCTAAAAACCACTAGTCAACGGCAATTAGTTTCAATTAGGGATAATGCCATTGAACGGAAAGGTCAGGCTGAAGACATTATTTCTGATATTAAATCCAATACTCTGAACAGTAAAGAATATAAAGAGTATTTGGAACTAAATAATAGGTACAAGTCTGCAATAGCAGCTTGGGAAAAGGGAGATTATTCGGTAAAAGGTTTAACACAAAGGGAAAGCTTAAGAATGATGACACTTAAGAATTCCATCAATGATAAGCCTAAGTCACTAACTGGTTTTTCTCTTGGTCAATTAAATAAAATTATCAAGGATAACTCGCTTTTAATTAAAAAAACGAACGGCCTGATAAAAAATGAATCCCAACCTATGCTCAAGGTTGAACCTTCTGTAGTCGACAAAACCAAAGCCAGTGAAAACATAATCAGTGGTGGCGCTTCGCAACGGGTTATCAATATCAAGATTGATAAGTTCCAGGATAATGTCAATTTCAATATGCAAGGTCAAATCAATGACCTGAAAGATAACATGGATGAAATGAGAGCCATGTTTAATGAGATGCTAATGCGGGTTATTAACAGTTCAAATCAGACGGTCAATGGCTGAGTTTAATTTAGGAAAGTTATACACCTCTTTGGCCAGCTACAAAGGTTTGCCTTTTCCCATTGGGATTGACCAACTGCCGGCTTATAAACTACAACAGTTTAAAGACCGCCTTAAATGGGGTGCTGATACACCAGATATCCCGGATATCTATGGACAGCCGGTTATCATGCCGGTATGGATTGGGTTAACCATCCTGGGCACCGGCATGGAAGGGGATCACCTGACGATGCAGCCTATGGTTGTATTCGAAGGCAAAAAGAAAATAGTTAAGAATGGTATTGGTGGTGGCTCGTACAACGGTACAATCAAAGAGTTTATCAATTTCGATGATTACAAGCTAACCATTACCGGAGCGGTAATCAACCAGAACCAAAAGGAATACCCTTATGAACAGGTTAGCATTATCCGTGAAAAGCTTTGGAAACCTAACCGGGCACAGGAGTTTTACAGCCCGGTGACCAATGACCTGTTTGACCATATTGTGGTTGAAGACATCAAGTTTAAGGAATTAAACATGAGTCCGGGCATCCAGATGTATGAAATTAAAGCCATCAGTGATGCCACATTGGAGGTAGAACAATTAAAAGGAGAATAGAATTAGTATGCTGACACCTATTGTCAATATCATTATCGGAACATTGAAGTTCAAAGGTTGTAAAAGCTTTGAGGTTAACACAGATGTCAATAATCTGTCTGTTACCGGAAAAGCCGAGCTGCCTTTACGCGCAATGCTCATTGGTGATGATGAGCGTCAGCGTATCATGGTAGACGAAAGTATTAAGCAAGGTGACCCGATACGCATCGAGGCTGGTTATGCTGAAGAAGAAATCAGAACCGTGTTTAGTGGTTTTATCTCCAATATCGATCCGGCTGATTCGATTAAGCTCACCTTTGAGGATGCTATTTACCTGATGCGAAAACAACCGGTCATTATCGATGAGGAAGATATCACGGTAGCTGATTTATGCCGGAAGCTTTTACCTGAAGGTTATAGCTTGAGTAAACAGATTATCAATACCACCATTGATGCTTTTAAATACAAAGGCAACGCTGCCGGTGCATTGGCCAGGCTAAAAGAAAGCATGCGTCTAAGCTGTTATTTCGACGGTAAGGAACTGTTTGTTGGTGGCCATCAGATGAACCCCAAGAGTCAGATTAAACTAATCTATGGGCGAAACATCCTGAAGAATCAAACCAGTTATCAGTATGCCGATGTCAACCCGGTCCAGGTAACCATGATAGGTAAAAAGGAAGATGGTACAGAGGTGAAAGTTGTCGTTGGTCAGGAAGGTGGTTCCGCTATGACTTTCCATAAATACAATGTAACGGATAAGGCATTGTTAACAACCATGGCCAATGAGGAACTAAAACGATACAGTTTTAACGGCTTTAAAGGCTCTTTAAAAATCTGGTTTATCCCATTTGCAGAGGTGGGTGGTTCTGTGTTGTACAAAAACGAGAATTATAAACAGGAAGTGGAAGGTACTTACTTTATCAAAGGTGTGAAATACAGCTTTACTATTGGAGGTGGATTGAAGCAACAGGTAAAACTGGGGGCGAAATTGAAATGATTGGAGACGGTGATATACTTGAAGCTTTAAACAGACTGATTGAAGGTAAAATCAGTGCTGCTTTTACCGGAGAGGTTTTGGATAACAGCGAAGCCAAAAGCAAGGGAATTGTAAAAGTGAAGTATAATGACTTTAAATATAAAGTACGATTGAAAAGCATTGTAGATGGTAAGAAGCAACACCTTTTATTAATTCCTAAAAAGAACAGCAAGGTATTTTGTGTACCTGAAGGCAATAGCCAGGAACGCTATCTGGCAGTTGCTTTTAATGAGTTAGAAAGTGTGGAAACACGCATCGGGGAAACGTCCCTGGAGATGGATGAGTCAGGTATAAGCTTTAATGGTGGTAAAAATGGTGGTATGGGTATAGTATCGGCCATAAATGATAACATTAGCCAATTAAAAAATTATGTGGAGGCTATACATGCTGCGATGCCGTCTGCCTTTAATGCTATAGGTGCAGGAACGGCAGCTAACGGACAAACAGGGGCAACTACATATTCCACCAGTATGCAAGGGAAATCCATATCCATTAAAGCCATTGAAAACGAAAAAGTGAAACACTGATGGAAGATTTCTTACTGGATGATGACAATAACCTGGCAACAGCTGACGGTGATTTTGTGTTTGGCGATCCCACACTTCAGAATCAGAACCTGCTGCTTTCATCGGCTCCCGGAGAATGGAAAGAAAATCCAACCATCGGCATTGATGTAGAGTCTTACCTACTTGATGAAGATATCGGAGGCCTGTTAAGTGCCGTTAAAAAAGAATTTGAAGCTGACGGCATGACAATGGATGATTACCCAAGTTTTGAGAATGGTGTTTTAAAAGTGAATGCACGTTATGACGCAAATGATTCAAATAAAAGCAGGGGAAAACCTTTTTGATGCAGCCATAAGGCTTTATGGATGCTTGGATGGCTTACTGGAGTTGCGGCGTAAGAACCAAATGGATTTCACAAGTGAGGTTGCAGCCGGTCAGGTTTTAGAAGGGGAAGCCATCACGTTTGAAAAGAAAACAATTACACTGCCAGCTTCAACGGAGGTTAATGGCAAGAAGGCAACACTTAAACCAAGTCAAAACATGTTTGATATGGCCATTCAGGAGTATGGAACCATGGAAGGGGTGTTTATCCTGGCAAAGGACAATATGCAGTCATTGACTGAAGACCTGGAGCCAGGAACGAACCTGAAGATAAGAACTGAGCCGTTGAATCAAGCAGTAGTGAATTTTTATCAGTTCAGGAAACTTAAGCCGGCAACTGGGCTTTCAGCTGAAGAAAACGAAGAGTTAAAACCTGAAGGTATCGGATACTGGGCAATTGAATATGATTTTATAGTGAGTTAATATGGCACAAGCAATAGCAGAAATACAGCAAGGTATGGTCAATACCATCCAGGAGGATGAAGTATTAAAGGTACGCTTATCCAATACCAGTAAAACGGCACGGTGGCGCTTAACAACGTACGTTGTGGCTGTATCTATTTGGATGCTTCAGAAACTATTTGATGAGTTAAAGGAGCTTGTTTACTCCATCCTTGAAACACTTAGGCCGCATACACTCAATTGGTATGTAAAAAAAGCCAAAGCTTTCCAGTATGGTTATGCTTTAGTCCAGGATAAAGACTATTACGAAACCATTGATGAGGATGCTCAAATTGTCAGTCATGCAGCTGTCGATGAGATAGCCGGAAAGCTTTATATGAAAGTGGCAAAAGAATCCAATGGTGAACTGAAGCCATTAGCGGATGAGTTAACGCCTTTCTCTCAGTATATCCAAATGATAAAAGATGCCGGTGTAATTGTGAATGTTATCAGCGATGTAGGTGATGACTTACGTTTAGTGCTGGATATCTATTATGACCCTTTGGTGTTAAATGCTGACGGAACCTTAATCAAAAGCCCAGACCAAGCACCGGCTAAAGACACTATCAAGCGGTTTATTACTCAATTGCCCTTTAATGGTGAGTTTATTCCGGTTAATCTGGTGGATGCATTACAGCAAACCGAAGGGGTTGCTATCCCTGAATTAAAGTCTGTTGAAACCAAGTACGCAGGAAATGACTGGCAAGTGGTACAAGGAAAAGTCGTACCCAATGCAGGATATTTGACAATAAGAGATGAAGACCTAACGATTAACTATATAGCCAATGTTCGGAATTAACTTTAATAACGTTGTTGTCTGGCTGATTCCAAAGGTTCTGCGAACGAGCTTTAATGTTGCTTGGTTGAAAGCCTTAGTAGTTCCGGTTGTTACGGTGTATAATCAGCTATTGACTTTTAAAGATGAAGTACTGTATAAGCTATCGCACAACGGGCAGGTTTGTCATTTGCAGGGAGCTCTCAATGACACCTTCGACATCTCACTTCGCCGCATCTACATTTCTGATGCCGGTGGCGATGTGGTAACGCTCATACACCGCGATACAGACGAAAAAGTGTTGGTGTTACAGGACGATACCGCTCCTTTTACCATTCATAACGACAGTGCCTACTTTGGCGGCTCTTATGATTTTATTGTGAACATACCTTATCAATTCAGCGAGGCCGATATGTACCGGCTGCGTGCCTTGGTGGATTATTACAAACTGGCCGGTAAACGATACGATGTTGTTATAAACTCTTAGAACCATGAATAAATTAACCTTAGAAAATAAACGCGACTTTCCGCTATCGACCAATGCACTTAAGTTTATGCAGAATGCATACCTCATGCTTGAGAAGCTGGCGGCTATTGGTGGCGATAATTATATAGTATCGGGCTGTGTTTTAACTGGTGGAAGCGTTTCTGCCGGTTACATGGTTTTAAACGGACAATTAATGCCATTTAAGGCCGGTTCAAAAACGGCTAACGTGCAAATTGTTGAAACCAAAACTACAGTAACTGTAGAAGCCGCCACACGCGAAGAGGTGAGCTATCATGCTGAATTTGGTTTAAGCTCCGACCCGGCCAAAAATGTTGCCTGGGACAGTATTAAAAGCTTTGATGCATTAGTGTCGGTTACTGAGCGATTGAAAACAGCCGAAACAACCATTGATGGGCATGGTACTACCTTAACCGAAATATTGGCAGGACTGGCTACTATTGAAGCCTTTTACAAATCAATCGACATTACAGAAGTTGCTTGTAAAGGAGGTAATAACACACCTTTAACCTTGGTTGAGATAAAGCGTGGCAAAGCTTCTTTTGGTCGCAATATCTTTAGTTTTCAATTAGAGGTAGTTGTTGAAAAGCCATTTGGGACACCGCTTTTAGGCATTGATTTATCATTGAGCCAAATCAACTTGTCCGCCAATGCTGTGTCTTCCCAAGTACATTGCATAGCTACCGGAACGGGCGATTTAAATGAGTTTATTGATGGTAAGGCCATAATTACAAGTGCTAGCCCTATGCAGATGGCGCTTGGTACTGGTGAAGGTATTCACCCCAATGCAACCGGCACCATTCAGTTTTGTGTTTACGGAACCATACCAATCACTCAATAGGATGATACTAACTAACCGATACATACCCTTTAAAGGTTTTGCTGCCTAAACACTTTAAGTAATGAGTAAACAATCATTAAATACACTTAAGGAATGGTTTCGCCGGGGATTAAAGCCACTGCAAGAACAGTTTTGGCATTGGATGGATTCCTTTTGGCATAAAGATGAAAAGATACCATCAGCACAGATTGACGGCCTTCAGGAACTACTAAACGCTAAAGTTGATAAAAAGGATGCGGTTGACCCTGACCAGGTAGGCCAGTATGACCCGGCAAAGGATTATGTATTTGATGCTGCACGAGCCGAGTATGTCAGCTTCAGTAATGCCGGAAGCTCAGACCCACAATTTCAGGTAGAAGGTTTTTACCGATTGACAGAAGATGCACCGGCAGGTGAAAACCCTGAAACACATCCGGCTCATTGGGCTTATCAAGGATTTACTATTGGTGAGATTACGGTTGATGACGTGGTTGGTTTGCGTGAGGAGTTGGTAGGACGTTTGAGCATTGAGCATGCCAATATTATGATGGCCGGTAAGATTGGGCAACCAATGAGCCTGTTACTAGGCTATAATGATAAGAACATTTTTAAAGCTCTATCAGTAACACCAGTAGCAACAGAATCGGTATTGCAGCGCAACGGCGATTCTAATGCCTATGAAGCATCTTACTTTTTTAATATTGCCAACCTTTCACCTATCACATTTCCTGCCAACACAGGCAAGGTGATGATTGAAGGTGGAGCCGGTTCCTGGAATGATGACACCAAAGTATTCACCCCGGCGGTGAACGGTATCTTTTTGTTTGAAGAGAAAAAGCAGGGTGATACCTATTACCTGAAGGTGTTTAGTGAAAGTGTGGATGGACAAGGTGGTGGCGGTGATATCACTGTTGACGCAATTCCAACAAAAGGCAGCACAAACCCTGTAGCTTCAGGTGCAGTTTACAAGCTATTTAAAGAAACTTTCAAGGTTGAAAGTACTACCGATACTGGCATTATTACACTGGATGAAGCTTTTAAAGTCACATCCATTACTGCACAGGATGGCCTTACTGTAACCATCAAGAAAAGCAATGGAACGGATTACACCATTGGTGATAATGTTGCGGCATTCGATTACCTAGAAGTTTCAGGGGACACATTAAACAAAGTATTCACAGTTAGAGGGGAGATTGTATAATGGGAATGAGTAAGATAGTTTACAAAGGGCGTGATGTCATTTATGAATTAGCTTTTAGTTCTGATTCTGTAAATAGTTCGACTTTTCAAGCGGAAGGCAAAGGAGAAGTTTATAAGATTGAGTCAACCAATGCCGATACGGTATTGATAGATAGTGCTGATCCAATAGGTAAGCAACTAACTAATAAATCATTCTACAATGCATCAATCACTCGCACTCAGGCAGGTTTAGCCACGGTGAAAGTTTACTGTCGTCAGCTTGAGGTGAGTAAAATAAATAATGCTTTACCAAATTCATTTGGCGAAGGCCGTTACCTATATTGTATTTCTGATACAGGTAATTGCATGTATAAGTTAGATGCAT